GATGGCGTGAACCGGAGGTGAAACAGGCTGGCGGCGACGAGGAGCCAGCACCGGGGGAGGCCATTTTGGCCGCCTCGGAGGATGGGGCGGGGGACGCTGCCCGCCCCGATCCTGACGCGAAGATTGCGGTTCGATCACCGCCAGGCCTCACATTTGGGGCCGATGAAGCCGTGGCATCGGAAGTAGTCGATGCGCAGCAGCGCGCCTTTGCGGAAGGTGGCACCTTGACGGGCTCTACGGCCCACGTCAAGACCACGACAGCCGACACGGAGGGACAGGCGGCCGATGACGAGGCCGACATTGGTGTCCGTACCGCACACGGCAGATTCCCGCACATGGGCGACAATAGAGTGTTCCTCTTCAATGGGGACCCTCGTAATCTCGAGGCAGCACAGGCTTTGCGTGACAACGGAGTGGGCAATTTTGACCCATCGATACGCGAGCACAAGAGCATGGAGCGGGCATTGGCCGGATTGGAGGAACGCCTCTTCACCGACAATGCCATGAGAAGCTCACTGTGCCGCTACGAGAATGTATGCAGGACGGCGATGCCGAAGAAACTTTCGGAAGAGCAAAAGATGCAATGGCATCTGGACGCGATGAACCAAGCTGAAGGAGGACGCGGGCTTTTCTTGGATAGGCCATCCTTCAGCAAGTTCATAGCAGCTTTTCCCAAATCAGAGGTGAGTGCGAAAAACAAGCCGCGCCCTATCGCGAACCACAAAGAGGTCCGCCTTACGGCGCTTGCGAAAATCGCATGGATCTTTGAAGACGTCATGTTTCACGGGTTGGAACAAATGAGCATCAAACACCGCACTAAGAGCCACGTTTTAAGCGATGTGGCGAAGAACCTCTCTGAGATGCAGAGGGGGAAGTGGTGTGAAAACGATCTCACGGCGTTTGAGTTTGGCATTTCTAAGCAGCTCAAGGCTGCTGAATGCCGCATCCTGCGTCACATAGCCGATTTCGTCGGCTTGGAGGAGTCGGGCTCGTTACTCTTTAATCGAGTTCTCTGCGATCGCACCGAGAGCGTCGTTTGGTCAA